TACTAGTAGCCATTCGGGTCACTTTTATTATGGTTTGAGACATATTAAACAACCCTTACTCCGAAGCGCGGTGTTGTGCCACTTCCAGCAGCATCGAACAATGCGTACTCTTCTACCCCCGGCGTTATTTGTGCTATTTCAAGGATAGGCATTCCGGATGCACCGAACATAATGCAGTCGGAAGAGAACGGAGCTATCTCAAAAGCCGGGGCTTCGTGCATCACGGACGCACCAGAGGCGGATCTTCTGTTATTGTTTGCGGGATTTCCTGACGCGTTGCCCTGCAAACCGTAGGTTCTCAGAACCTGGGAGTAGGAAGCAAGGGTTATGGCTGATATACTGCTTATCCCCCCTGCACTCCAACCTCCGCTGGAACTTGTAATAGTAGGCACAAACCCGAAAGGAGCAGCGTCGCCCCAATAAGCAGGTAGCGGGGGGCGGTAGTATCCCAAGAAAAGCCTCGCCTCTGCATTGGCTACAAGCGCGCAGCCTCTGATCTCCGGATGCTGGCAAGTATAAATAGTGAAAGAATCAGTCAAAGAGAGTCCAAATTGCCAGTTGCCATGAAAGCGGTAACCCAACCCTATGTTTGTGCTTGTATTAAACGCGCTATATCCACCAAGGTGGACTTGAGTAGAACTCAAGAATTTAAGTTCTACGATCATCTTTCCAAAAGTAGCCGATGGATTAGTATCAAATTGCCATACGCCAGCCCGGTTTGATCCACTATAGGCAAACTGGGCTAATTGCGTAAAGCCACAGAGTTGCATAGCAGTAGAAACCCGATCAAGGAAAAGAGACTGCGTACCGTCTCCAGTAAAATTTCGAGTCGTAATTACAGCATTTGGCATAGTATTAAATCAGTTGGAAAGTAATGAATTGAACAGTAACAACAGCAGCCGAGGCGGTCAGATTACTAACAGTAATAGGCACGATCTTGGAAGCGGGTAAAACTGAAATCATGCTAATGGGCGATCGCGTGATAGTCAAAATAGCAGCAGCAGTTCTTACCTCAGCCAACAGTCCATGATCGCCAGTAGGGTAATTAGTCGCCGGGCTATTGGAGATCAAACCACGTGCTACATCAGCAGCTTGATAAGCAGTACCAGCATAAACCCTGACTCGTGCGGCTACGTTGGTAGTAACTCGAATGATGAAAAAGTCCTGTTCAACTTCTAACGATGTTTGCAAATTTTGCCCAGCCGCTATTGACGGGGTGGTTAGTGTAAATATTTTTCTTTCTACAACGGTTTTAGCTGATAGCAACCCGTCGAGAATCTCCAACCCATCCCCAATCTTAACTACCCCTAATCGGTTCACAGCCGCCGTAGGTAAATATCCAATGGGGAAAAGTCCACCAACATTATTTACCATTTAAATCTCCAAGGGTAAGTATTCAAAGACAATTGCAAAGTTGCTGATAGAAGCGCCTCCTAAGTTGGTGATTGTTGCAAAATATTCCGTATCCCCTCCAACGATGCTGTACATAAGCGTAGCCGGGTTAGCGTTGTATACCGGGGCGGGGTAGCATTCAGTTAGCAGCCCGTTGTTTGGGTAGTTGATAAATTCCGCACCCCTATTTAAATCAACCAACCTAGCAGCAGCGCTGTAATAAATCCTTAGTCTGATAGGCACAAGACAAGTTACTTTGAGCAAAAACAGACTGACATTTAATGCAGCACTTATTGTGTAGTTTTCCCCTGGCAAAATCGTATCAGTGATAGTTATTGTTTCGGTTCGACGCACCAATGGCTGAGAAGGCGGATCGGTTTGCTCTACAAAAGTTTCTACCCATGCTGATACAACGCCATTTGTCCCTACTGTTGCGACCTGTATATAATAGCCACCCGCCTCTAGCGCCCCATCTACTTCGTACAAAGATGTACTTGTGACCTCCTGCCTGTCGCCCCATTCATCGTCCAATGATGCGCGAGTCTCGACTATGTAGCTACTGGCATATGGAGATGTCTGATCCCATGAGATGTCTAAATCTGCACCATTTTTTATTTCAATGGTTAAGTTTGCAGGCGGTGCAATCACAGCAGGAGCTTGAGGTGGCAATGGCAGAGGTTCAATCTTCCATCCATTCTCGATCCGACCTTCCAGATCGGAGGCATAGGACTTGCCAGTGATTGAGTAAAAAAGAGGATTCTCTTTATTTGGCTCAATTGCTAAAATCTGGTACTGATAAATAGGCACTGCTCCATCGACAATCATCCAAGTTGAGTGTATCTCTGGAAGTGAGGGAAGGGACGGACTAAAAGTTATTAGATTGGTGAATCCAATAGCATTAGTAATGTTGCGTTGCTCAGTATAAATAATCCCACTGGAGGTCAAGGTCAAGAAAATAGTCCTTATGGGATCGTTGGTAATATTCACCTGTGCATCCAAGGTCACGGTGTCCAGTGTTGCAGATATGACTAACCCCGCCTTTCTTTGCCTATTTCTGCCATAGTCGGCTATCTGTACAACTTCACCGGGCTTAAAATATACGGCATAGGGACGGCAATCAAAGCTGATTTGCTTGTTGTACCGAGGGAGAGAAGAGTAGCAAACCCTACGCCCCGCCCTAATAGCCGCACCCCGTGATATTACTCCTAATGCTGTAAATTCTTCTTGAAAGTACCCATACCGGGCTATTGATTCTGGTATCTCTACCAACTCTGGAGAGTTTTCGTACTCGTTACTGGGGTTGGTGTACCAGACTTTACAGGCGGTTGTTATAGCTTGATACTCACCTTGTGACATTGTAAAAAGCCCGTCTTTCACGTCTGCATTGCTTAATATTTTGGGGATTGCCGTAACAGTCTTTTGTTGCCAGAAACAAAGCTGTAACCCGTCCCAATAGGGTTTGGTGGCGAAAGTTGCACAGATAGCCCGAATTGTCTCCAAGGTCTGCTGCTGTTGAGTTATTAGACCGTTAAAGCTATATCGTCTTTCTGTTCCACCGAACCCGTTGCTAATTAGTTCATTGTTATGAACTGAGCATGAGTACAGGTCGAATTTATTAATATCACTCGGTGAAAAACCTAGACCGCCATTTTCCCTAGAGCGAGTGAGCAACGCCCAAACAGCCCACGCCGGATCTGTAGTTGCAAGGGCAGGGGTATAAAAAGTACCGTTCCATCCGGCGTTAAACGTCAACCCGCGATCATTCCTATTTGCTGCAATCGTGGCATTAGCAGGGACTTGGAAGATACTGCCTGCCAGAAGTAGCCCAATATCCGGATCTGAAGTGAATAGCTCAGAATTGAAATTATAGTACATCACGGCGGTGTTGATGTACGCTATCTGAGTTTGGGTTAATTCGGTCAGTGTCAGCCACTGGAGGTCGCGAACACTTCCACTAGTGTCACCAGGGGCAATATCTGCTGAGACTTTTTCAACCCTGACGCTGTACTGATCGACCGTCGGATCGACTTGAAAAACATACTGGAAAACAGTGAAAGCCGGATATCTGCCTTTGATTGTTTGATCCGTGACCTCGATGAATGCCCCAGCGCCCTCTTTGATGAAAATCTTTAAACGGACGCTTTCTTGCTTGCCTTTTTTATCAAGTTGTACTGCAAGCCGCACCCGCAGCGCGGTCATCTCAGCATTTACCACGGTCTGGGTCACCGAGATCACCTTAGTCACGGCTTGGTTAACGGTGTTCTCTATGCTAACTTCGCCGATGCCCGTGGGAAAGGGTTCTTGAGTTGATGTGCCTGTTCGTAACTCAAAGATAAAATCTTCAAAGTTGAAACTAAGATCCGCATTTTGTAGCGGTGTTCCGTTGAGTTTGACATCTTGCGCTCCACCCGGAAAACCCTCAACTACCCCTTCACAAATAGCTACCAAACCACGGACAAAGTCTTTAGATGTCCCTGTTACTTTGTTACTTTTCTTCTTTCCAAAACCCATCTACTTACTTCCTCCTGATTTAGAAGTTTTGGAATATTCACTCACGATTTCGTAGGAGACAACCATCACATCACGGACAAAAACTTTAGAGCCAATGGCGATCGCAATTGGCGTTCCTTCTGTTGTACGTGGTGAACCGCCTTGGAAGTTAACCGAACGCTCTTCTTCTGACGGTTTTTTAGGATACCCAAATAGTAGTGATTGAAGACCTTGAACAACCCCACCAATAATTAACGCTGTGTTGCCAGTTATCAAGCCAACGCCGATCATTAAGATAGGAGAGAACACCCGCCCAAAAGTTTCACCACTACCTGCGAGAACTGGCGTAATAGTTAGGGTCTTCCCCTGAATCGGAAAGCTCTGATATCCGGGCGTAGTAGGCGTTATCTCCTTTTCCCAGTTGTCTCCATTGCAGGTCATTGTGTAGCAGGTATTCTGGGATAAAACATGGTTCTTGAAGTCGGGAAAGTTAGCACAAAGAAAGTTAATCGCCTCTTTTGGAGTGGATACATCAGCAAGTAATTCCCCATCTGTTTCAGGGGCAAAAGTCTCACCAAGCTCACCCCACAGAACTATTTTAGTTAGGGTCATAGGGCGTTTTGCTGGGTACGGTATTAATAGGTTTTAACAGGTATAAGATAATCATTAGTTGGTTTGTATTAGCCGCCCGTGTCCATTAGGCACAACTAGCTTACGCCAGCTATCATCGTATCTATCTATACGGCTACGTCTATTTTTCCCGATATTGTGGAGAATCAGGTTTTGTGTAGCATCAACCATTACAGCAAGATGATTGATGTTCTTTCCCCCTCGAAGAGCTACACCGAAAATGTCGTTATTTTGTGGTGTAGTCCCGTGTGGCATAGCTTCAAAGCCATTATCGGTGTAGCTCCAGTGCTGATTAGCGTCCCATGAAGTATTGAAAGTTTCTTCAGGGTTCGGGCGGTGAAATTCTTTAATGCTCTTATTGTGCATTCCTAAGAAATACCTGCGTACCAAACTGAAGCAATCTGAACGCCCCCAGCTAAAGCGCCAGTTGGTGTAAAATTCTACGTTATCAGGTTCAAATGCACTGGGTTTAAGTGGCCACGGGTTTGGATTCAAAGGTTCGTAATAATCCCATTCATTGAACCCCGCATGGTAAAGCAGAATTGGTATTTTAGCCTGATGCGATAAGTTTAAATCTGAGTGTGTAAATTCACCCGGCTGATCATCTTTATGGTGCGAGTGCCAAATTAATCTGATTTCTGACTGAGAATACCCGATGTTTCTGATGTCAAAATTACTCCCAGGATTAGCAGCAGAGTTGAGAATCTGTACCACACTGCCATCGGTTTTGACTATTCCACAAGCCTCTTTGTTGTCAGCAGATTCTGATATAGAATACCCGACAATTGCTTGCAGGGCATCTTCTGAAATATCAAGGTATTGCATAGGTTCCACGGATACTGTTTAGATTTTTCCCGTGGATTACGCTGTGGAACTGAAGCAAGCCACTAAAAAGCAGCCCTAACCAAGTAGGCGCTGCTGATCAAAGTGCTGGAGGTCTCACAAAAAATATTGAGTAGACAATTAGTTGTACATCGATATCATACCACTTAAGGGGCTAATCTTCCTTTTGCCCATCGGTTATCTTTGTACCAGAAAGCAATGTGCGGACACCATTCGATAAAATGCGGAAGCATCAAATCACAAAGCCACTGAATTTCTAATTGAGCATCTTTCTTGGCTCTCATGTCGAAAAAGTGCATAAGCGATCGCGCGTTGAAACTCACGACAAAATGCTGACGATAATCGAACGGTAGCGAACCCCTGGCGTGTTCTTCAGATAGTCCGCTATTGATATCCATCCGATAAGCACGCGACACATCAACCCGCCTGTTTAAATCAGCTTCACGTTGAATCTGAGAGTAATAATACTTTTTGCCCTGGCGATCGCTGTAGTTACCAACCGGACGCAAGTAAAAAGCATCCTCCACATCATCAATATGCCCCTCAGCGGCTTTGATAATACCATCAGAAGTATAGCGGAAGCTCTGGCAATCAAAGGAGCATCCGGCGCGATGTGTCCGGGCTTGCTGCATGACGCTATGGGGGAAATAGCCGCAAGCAAAAGTTATCTGAGGGTGTTCTATTGGTCCAAAGTGTGCGGCGTTCAACAAACGTCTAACAATGATCTCGCCACATTTCTCTTCACTAGGTAGCGTCTCATTTCCTACAAAGTTGCTACTGTAGTCTTGGTGCATCGCAGCGTAAGCGACCTGCTGAGGGTTCGGTGTCTTGGCGATGACTCTCACGCTGAGTCTTTTCTCTGGTACGCTTGGATCATTTTCAGTTTGTTGGGCTAGAGGGTAGATAGCTTGCTTAGTTAATTGCAGTGCTGTTTCGTACTCTTTAACCCTCTCTAGGAGAAACTCGTTAGAATCCGTAAACTTGTATCGGAAAAATCGATTCTCCAATATTCTTTTTTGCCCATCTATTTCAATCAAAAAAGCCCAGTCATCAACATCACACCCCTGATATAGTACCGGGATAGCCGAAAGCTTTTTTGCTTCAGACTGACTTAGATTTAAGTCTTTCAGGGCTTTTGCGTATGCCTCTTCTATGTCGCCTAGCTGTTCTTCCGTAAAGTCAGGTACTATCATTTCTTGCTTGTATCCAATGATTTATGGGCTTGCTGCATTGATTCATTTAGGAGTTTTAGCGCCCCTTCTAGTTCCGGACAGTTGGGACAAGCTTTAACAAGAGAATTAGCCAACTGAGTAAACTTGTCCGTTAATAGCCACTGCTGCTGTACTACCATTCTTTTAACAGATAGATTCATTAAATCATTAATAACATATCTCTTACTCCACTGGAAAGCCGTATTATGGTCAATACCCAAGTACGTCTCACACCAGTAAGAACTTTTACCCTGTTGCATCGCAAGTACAGCTTTAATCTTAATGTCATCGCCGTATCCTTGCCTGCCAACTGGCAGAGGATTCTCGATAAACTGATACTTGCAGGATTTGCACTGATAGCACGTATGTCCCCTGCGTTTGCCGTACTTGATAGTCTCATAGCTTTTACACTTAGGACACTGTACCCGCCCTGCTGCGATCGCTCTCAACTGATGGAGGGCTTCACGCTCAATACGTCGAACTTCGCCGAACTTAATCCCGTGAGTTTGAGCCAATATCCTAACTGGAGTCCGATTAAGATACAGCCCCTCTAGTATGGCTGATTGCAGCGTCGTGAGCTTACTAAGTAAAGGGAAAACCGACCTCAATTCCTCCTGCTGTTCGGACGTGAGAGTATCAGGCAACTCAAGATTAATCTGATTGCAAGACAATGCAGCCTCTTTAGCTATTTCCGGTAATACATCAAGCTCAGATGCAGCCTGTTGATAAGTTACGCCGTGTTTTTGGGCATAGCGTTTTATGCGTTGGTGTACCTCTTGTAGTTTGCGAGGGACTTTAATTAAGCGCCCTTTGTCACGAACAAACTGCAATATAGCGCCGTTAATAAAAGGGACTGCTAAACTTGAGAGTTTCCGCTTTTTAGCAGGATCAAAGCGCTCAATGGCTTTAATTAATCCAGTTACTCCAATCTGTACCAAGTCCTCAAATGGAGTAGTACAGCAGCTTTTCATTTTATGGGCTATGTTGAAAACCAACCCCATGTTTTGTTGCACGATCTGGTTACGCAGATGTACGCTTTTTGTATTGCAATATTCTAGTAGTAGATGCTCGTTGTCTGCAAAGTCCATAGTTTTATTAATAAGGTTATTGCAACTATGCCACTTTTAATAAGTAAAAAGCCACCTAAAACTAAGCGGCTTCCATCTTGTTATTCTTTCTCTCTCGCTTCCATCCAATCCATGCCTAACTTTTCGCAGATGTTTTGGAATACTATTGAACCTACCGGACACCCTTTAAAGAACCATAATGATTCTAATAATGGTAGTTTCTCCTTATCGGCAAAGTCAG